AAGTCTTTAATGTACTGGGTCAACTAGAAACCTTAAAACGTGTGAGACAATCGGGAGAACTAAAGTATGATGGTGCCAATCGAAAAAGTATTTCTAAGAAATCAGCAGCTACAAAAAAATCCTCTTAATCAAACAAGAAGTCCGTTTTATAAGAAGGTAAGAGATTCAATAAAGAAAAGAGGAATGGTTAATCCTTTACTCTGTATTGAAACTGAAGAATGCGAAGGTCAAAAGTACATGTGTTGCATTGGGAACAATCGCTATTTGGCTGCTCTTGAACTAGGTATTAAAGAAGTTCCTATTAAAATTGTCACTAGCCAAGTGCCTAAAGATTTAATGGCAGCAACTGAAGACTATATTCCAACCGAAGCAGAGGGCTATCCTCCACGCCAAAGAGCTTATGAAGCCAGTAAAAAATAAAAAGATCTTTTTTCTAGCTGGTTTTCCTCGAGCAGGAAATACTTTACTCACTTCTATTCTTAATCAAAATCCCGATGTCTGTTGTACCCCCAACAGTATTACTTTAGAAATTATGAAAGATTTATTTCTTCTTAAGGGTACCGATGTTTTTCAAAATTTTCCGGATGAAGAATCTTTAAATAATGTGATGGATGAAGTTTATGATCTTTATTATAAAAATTGGAACTATAAGTACATCATTGATCGAGGACCGGCTGGAACAATTTCGAATCTTAAGTTATTAAAAAAACATTTTAAACAGGAAATTAAAGTTATTTTTCTCGTCCGACCTATTCTAGAAGTGTTAGCCTCATGGGTGACATGGGCTAGTAAGACTCCGGATGCTTTCATACGAAAAGCATCTAAGAATTCTACGGATATGTGCCATAAGTTAATGAATAAAGAAGGACAAATCGTTAAAGAACTTTTATGCATGCAGAATTTATTAAAGCCAGAAAATAAGCACATGGTTCATTTTGTAGACTACCACGAGTTAGTGGGAAAACCCCATCAAACTATTAAAGGAATTTATAAATTCTTAGGTATCCCCTCATTTAAACATCGATTTATTGATCTAGATCAAGTAGTAGTGAATGGAATGTCTTATAAAGATGAAGGAGTTTTAGGTAAAGATTTACACACGATTAAAACAAAAAAATTGATTAAAAGTAAAATAGATGTTAATATCCTGCCTAAAGAAATTATAAAGGAATATGGAAAGATTAAATTTATATGAAACTTTCAATGAACTTTGAGTCTGTATTTTTAGGGCAATCCATTATAAAATATCAAGTCCCTCTTGAAATTTTTGTGGGGCTTAATGAACTTTACGAAACAAACAAGAAACATCTACCCAATGCCAATAAGCAACTCGCAGGAAAAATTCCTGATGAAGTATCTTTGTTTTATGCAGGACCCACGAACAAAAAAATGCATGCGCATAGTTTTGTTTCAGACGATGTTTTAAAATGGTTCTATTCTATTTTTGACCATTATTTAAAATGGAATGAGGCTCGAGAATATAAAATGAATATTAATTCTATCTGGGTTAATGAAATGAAAGCAGGAGATTATAATCCTGTCCATATTCATCAAGGTGGACTTTATACGGGTTTATCTTCAGTAATGGTTATGAAGCTTCCCAAAGACATGGGTCCAGAACCTGCTCGTCCAGATCAACCAATGAATGGACAATTACAAATTTTAGGAAATGTTACAGGACAATTTGCACATACTGATTATTCTCCTCAGATGACCATAGGGGACTTTTATGTTTTTCCTTATGATATCAGACATGTCGTTTATCCCTTTACCAATAAAAAAGAAAAACGCAGAACGTTAGTATGTAACTGTGATGTTGATTACAATCCTGTTGCTTCAAGGACGGCTCAATAATGTATGAACCTACATGGAAATCGCTACTCGCTAATACCACTGGCCCTATCTTTAGCCCGAAACAGTGTCAGAATATTATTGACATGGGCCATCAGCAAAAACCAGAAAAGGCTCAAGTAGGACATGACAAACAACCAGGGGGAACCTATGATACTAAAAAAAGAATTACCACCATCAGCTGGATTCCTTTTAAAGCGATGCCCGAGATGTATAAAATTATTGATAAAACCATGAAGCAAGCGAATAGAAATCATTTTGGTTATGAGGGGATGACCCTTACCGAGCCTGCACAATTTACCGAATATCCCAAAGGAGGGTTTTATGACTGGCACATGGATGCCGATGTGAATGGTCGGTTTGAACCTCCCGTTAGAAAAATATCAATGAGTATTTTACTTTCTGACCCTTCTGAATTTACAGGGGGCGATCTAGAATTTATGGCGGAGGGCAATAAACCTCCTCAACTGATACAAGGTCAAGCTATTTTCTTTTGTAGTCTTATTCGTCATCGGGTGTCTAAAGTGAAGAAAGGAATAAGACGATCCTTGGTCATGTGGTTCGGAGGACCCCCATTTAAATGAACCGTGAAATTTTATTTCCTACTCCCATTTATATGAAAATGGTTAAGGATCCTAAAAAATTAAATAAGTATTTATATCCCCTCATTAAAGCCTGGAGTAAAAAGGATAAAACCGAAACAAAAACGAATGCCGGAGGAGGATGGCACAGTCCCACCGACATGAATTTTAAAAAAGAGTATCACCCCTTAACCCAGGAACTTTTTGATATGCAAGAAGAGATCTATAAAGACTATGGCATGGAACCAAAGCCTGGTTTAGGAAACATGTGGGCGAATCTCAATTATCCTGGGTCCTATAATAAACAGCATACACACCCTAACTCCCAATGGTCAGGGGTTTATTATATAAAAGTGCCTAAGAATTCAGGACGATTATTTGTTGAAGATCCGAGACCTGGACCTAATTTACTGATGCCTAGACGTTTTAAAAATTTACCGAAAGCCTTATGGCGTGTGGTACTTTATCCTGCGATTGAAGGACAGATCATTATGTTTCCATCGTGGCTCCCCCATGGAGTTGAGATAAATGAATCCAAAGAGAAAGGAGAAAAGGGTTGGAGAATTTCGGTTTCTTTTAATTTTATTCAAACAAATGAAGAAGGAAAAGTAGGATGAGTTTTAAAACAAAAAAATATCAAGTGATTCGCGGAGCCCTTTCCAAAGAGCTGGCAAACTTTATCTTTAATTATATGATGCTCCAGCGGGACGCTGTTGATTTTATGATGAAAAAGAATAGAGTCAATCCTGCCAATCCTTTTATAGGTAATCGAGTCGATCAACAGATACCTGGAGCCTATTCTAAATATGCAGACTGGGTCATGGAAACTTTACTCATGTATATGATTCCCATTATGAAAGCGAAAACAGGAATGGAATTGATACCAACCTATTCATACACACGACTCTATGAAAAAGGACATATTTTACATCGCCATAAAGATCGACCGAGCTGTGAAATCTCTACAACCCTTCATCTAGGAGGAAACGAATGGCCTATTTATTTAGATCCTACAGGTGCAAATAATGTTATGGACGAACGTAAAAATATTATTAAGCCTGGAGCTCCCAAAGGAGTTCAAGTCGATTTAAAAGTAGGAGACATGTTGATTTATTCAGGATGTGAACTCGAGCATTGGCGAGAACCTTTTCAAGGCAATATCTGCTCACAAGTTTTCTTACATTATAATCATACCAATGGTCCTTTTGCTACGACTAATTTATATGATAAGCGCCCCATACTAGGCATTCCTAAATAATGGCTTTAATTCGTGTGACTCTAGGCGGTAAACGTTTGGGGTATGTTAGGAATAATAAAGCAGGATCCACAACCATCATTAACTATTTAGGTCAGCTTCTCTGGAACGAGAAACCTACTAATTATAGCGGCACTAACATTCAGGAGCATTGTGGCGAGGATTCTTATATCGGACGCGAGAAAGGTTTTGAATCCTATCATAAAGAACTTAAAGACTGCGAGATTAGGATTGCGGTTTACAGGGATCCGATCGACAAGATTATTAGTGGCTTTTATTATTGTCAGGAATTTAAACCTTATTTAAATAACTTGGATAGATTCTTAGATAACTATAAGGAGTACTTAAGCAGAGATAATTACATTAGAATTCATTGTCGTACTAACACTGATATGTTGGGTCCTGATCCCAGCATCTATACCCATATTTATAACATGAGAGATATTGATGCTAAATTACTTCCCTTATTAGAACAATGGGGAGGTAAGAAGATACAAAAAACAAGGCTCAGGGAACACCAACCACCGACCATTACGGAAGCACAGACAAGGAAAGCTAAAGAAGTCATGGCAGTGGACTATCAAAACGGCTGGTGTAAAGAGTTGATCTCCCCAAAAATATAGTATAATTGTATCCTAAACGGATTTTTCTATGTTACAAAAAGTAGGATTTTTACCAGGATTCAATAAACAAGTTACCTCTACGGGGGCTGAAGCCCAGTGGACAGGAGGCGACTATGTACGTTTTCGATACGGCACTCCTGAAAAGATAGGCGGCTGGCAACAACTTGGTGAGGATAAACTCACAGGAGCAGGCCGAGCTCTTCACCATTTTGATGACAATGCTGGTATTAAATACGCAGCCATAGGAACTAACCGAATGTTATATGTTTATTCAGGGGGTCAGTACTATGACATTACCCCTATTAAAAATACGATTACCAGTTGTACTTTTTCAACCACGAGCGGCGACCCTGCGGTGACTATTAACTTTCCGAGTCCTCATGGAATGTCGGAAGATGATATTGTTCTCTTAGATACCGTCACTGCACCTCCGGGTTCAGGATACAACGATGCTGCGTTTGAAGATAAAAAATTTATGGCAACTTCGGTTCCTACAGCAACTACCATTACCATTACGATGACGAGTAACGCCTCAGGAACAACGAGCGCAGTAGGAAGTTGTAGAGCTCAAACGTATTATAGTGTGGGACCTGCTCAAGAATTAGGAGGCTTTGGCTGGGGAACCGGTCAATGGTCGGGAACGGCTTCAGGTCCAGCAACAACAACTCTGGCAACTACTTTATCAGACACCACAACAACGGATGTGGTTCTAACTAACACAGCAGCCTTTCCTACTTCTGGAGAAATTAGAATAGGAACAGAGGATATTAGCTTTACCGCTAACGATACTTCAACCAACACCTTAAGTGGAGGAGCAAGAGGAGTAAACGGAACGACGAAAGCAACTCACACCGCAGGCGTAGCCGTCACTGATATTTCAGACTATGTGGCTTGGGGGGAAGCGTCTTCCGCTGACTTTACGATTGAACCAGGAATGTGGATTTTAGATAACTATGGAACTAAACTGATTGCTTTAATTTATAACGGTGCATGTTTTGAATGGGATGCGGCGGCAACCAATCCTACGGGAACACGAGCAACGATTATTAGTGGAGCCCCTACAGCTTCCAGACACATGTTGGTATCCCCAACAGATCGTCATTTAATTTTCTTTGGAACGGAAACAACGATAGGAACGACAACCTCTCAAGATGCGATGTTTATAAGGTTCTCGGACCAGGAATCGCTAAGTGATTACACACCAACCTCAACGAATACAGCAGGAACACAAAGACTTGCCCAAGGTTCTAAAATTATGGGAGCCATTCGAGGTCGGGATGCTATTTATATTTGGACGGATTCAGCTCTTTTCTTAATGCGTTTTGTAGGTCAACCGTTTACCTTTTCTTTTGAACACGTAGGAACCAACTGCGGATTAATAGGAAAGAATGCTTGCATGGAAGTGGATGGGACTGCTTTCTGGATGTCAGAAAATGGTTTCTTTCAATACTCTGGTCAACTTCAATCGATGCCGTGCTTAGTAGAAGACCATGTTTTTGAAGGCTTAAACTCTACACCACGAAATTTAATTA